CCACTTGTACGCTGCCTTGCGCTGGATCGCTTCGTGCCCTTCACCGATCGCGTCGATCGCCTCGTGCATCAGATTCCACCAATCTTCGTCACTGATCATCCTCATGATGCGTCTCCCAGCAGTTGAAGACTATCGGCCCACTCCAGCATGAAATCGACCCCGGGCAGCAGTGGCCCCGGTGCGTCTCCGGGATGTGCCCAGAGCGCGTCGATGTGCTCATCGTCGAGCCGCGGCACGAACTCCCTTGGGACGTAGCCGACTACTCCGGTGTAGCGCGTTTTGCACGACTGCCACAGGTGTCCGAGCAGAAGATCGGGACACCAGCTGACGCGCATGCGCTCGCGCGCGAGCGCCAAGCTGCCCCCGTAGCCAGTCTCCTCGGCAAGCTCGCGTAGCGCCGTATCGAGCGCCGTGCGGTCGTAGCGCTCCGCGTGGCCTCCTGGGAGATCCCAGCGGGCGTCGTCGCGCAGCAGGAACAGGCATCGGCCGGAGTCCTTCGCGCACAGCAGAATGCCGGCGCAGAGCTTCACTAGACGAGCCCGTAGCGTCGACGGAATGCCTGGGTTGCAGCCCTGTCTGGCTCCCCCGGTGGGTACGCCTCTAGGTAGTCGCCGGCTCCCTCGCGGACCATAAACCGCCACTCCCAAAACTGCGGGTCCTCTTCGTTGACGTTCGGCACTCGTTGGTCGTGGAGGAGCGTGAACAGGAAGATGTCGTCGAGATCGGTCGGCACCCGGCTGCTGCTGAACAGCGACGCCGCGTCGTAGCCTGCGGCGTAGGCGTCTTCGTCCTGCTTCTCGGTGAGCGGCGCGGCTCCGTGTGGCGTAGAGCGGCTTCTCAGCATGTTCGGCACGAGCTTGTAGTCGATGCGGGCTCCTGGGCGCTCGTCCGCGCGAGTGTCGAGGCTCGTCTCGACTGACGGTCCGCCGGCGTCACGGCCTCGGTACGCGATGCGGCCGGTGGCCTCCCAGTCGGCGTTGGGCCGGTGCCGCATGTGATACCGCCGCGCGCGTGCGATTGCCTCCGCCTGCGTCATCTCCTCGATGGGCACGATCGAGATGTTCCAGTCGCCGATGTAGTGGGATGCCTCGCGCTGAGCAAGCGACAGCGCGCTCGCCTGCGCGTCCTCACGGTCGTCGCCGTCTCCGCGCGGTGGAATGCTTGTCAGCAGGTGCGGCGGCGTGTCCGTCAGAACTTCCCAAATCGCTGGCACCCATCCCGCGTCGTCGTCGAGCCGAATCACGCCGAACTCGATGCGAATGTCTCCATGGGCGTTCGGGGCGTACTGATGCAACCGTCGTGCGCGGCGCGCCTCGTATCCCGTGATGCCCGGATACTCGCGCGCGAACTCCATCTCCTGTTGGGAGATAATCTCCTCCACGGCGTGAGGATCGCTCTTAGCCTCGCGACGGTGAGAGACGTACTCCTCCGGCGTGATGACGTCCCAGTACGGGTAGGAGATGTTCGGGGCCATGCGGCCCGCGCCGACCCCGAGCACCTGCTGCGTGATGCCGCCGCGCTGGATCTCGACGATCACCTCCTCTTGCTTCATGCGCTCCGCGATGGCCTCCGCAAGCGTGATCATCTGGTCGACGAACTCCTTGTACGGCATCTCCTCCGTGTTGAGGATGATCACCTGCGCGCCGTCCTCCTCGACGACCTCGCCGCCCTCGTGTCGGTAGACGCCGCGCTGCGCGATGAACGTGCTGCTCGGATCTCCGGTCTGCGCCCACCGAGCGTTCTTCACGATCTCCACGAGGTCTTCGAGCGTGTAGACCGGCTCCTGGCCCACGTTGAAACCGACGAAGATCCGCGCTGCAAGAATCATCTCGTTCGAGGACCACCGCGTGAAATTCTTGGCGAGCCGCGCGCCTTCCTCTCCGTAGCCGCTGCGGGCGCCGTTTGGGCGAAAGGAGCCGCCCTGCCATTCGAGCTTCTTGCTGTTTGCAATCATCGGACTTCTCCTGTCATCGCAACCCGTCAGGGCGACTCGTGCCACGGTTGAAGCACTGCAGGTCGCACGGGCCGCAGTACCCGATCAGATGCCCCGTGAAGTGTTCGGCGATGGCGTCCGCGGTGCGCTCAACGGCGTCGTCGTCGCGTCGCTCCCATCGCTTCATGCGTGCGAGGCACGCCTGCTCGCCGCGCTTGCCCCCGAGGTCGTGCGGCGGCGTCGGCGGCTGCCGCACAAGCTCACCGTCGTCGACGAGCACGTACTCACCCGGGTAGAGGTAGTCGACCGCGTGCCCAAACTCGTGCGAAAGAATCGCGAGCACCGTCTCCTCTGGTAGCTCAGCCAACTCGGGCGCGACGACCACGGGAGAACCGGTTGTCGCCGTCGCCGCGAAGTGGCGAGCCGTGTCGTGCGCCCAGGGCGCAACTTCGAGCCGCACGCTTGAGGCGCGCCCGGCCCCCTCTGCCACGAACCGCTCCTGAACCGCGAGAAAGTACGGTTCGAGGATGGCGTACGCCTCCTCGACCGTCAGGTCAGTGTCGGTGTCGCGGCATGAGTTCATCCGCCACGGAACCCCGAGACACGCTGCTTCCACATCTGGATCGCGCCCACGGGGATTGCGCCGCGGCCGACCGCCTCGTTCACTCGGTCACGCGCCTCCTGTGGAGTGACCATCGGACAGAGGCCGCCATCCTCGCCGCACTTGGCGCAGTTGATCATCGCCGGGTAGCAGGCGCCGTTGTTCTCGGAATACTGCCAGCCGGTCGGCATAAGAGGCGCGACGCCAGGCCCATTCGTGCCGACGACGAACAACTCCTCCCACTCCAACGTGACGACGTGCTGCTTGCCGCAGAGACGGCAGTTCATCTTGACCTGCAGCCCTTCGCCGCCGATCGTTTCCTGCACGCTCTCGAAGTCGTCCTGGCCGAGCCCCGAAAGGATGCCGCCGCCTTCGCGATTCTGCCTCGTACCGAAGTCGTCGAAGTAATCGGCACCTTCGACTCTTGCCCCTTTGTGTAGCACCATGCTCCTGTCTCCTGGTTTTGGGTGGGTGCAGCCTAGTCGTACTGCTGCGAGATCGAGATGCGCGCGCGGCGGATCTCCGCCGTGTTGAGCACGCCGATACGCTGGTAGTCGATCAGCATCATGGGAGTCTCCCCGGCTTTGATGGTGACGATTCCGGCAGCGCTGAAAGCATGCCACTGGGCCTCCCCCCAGTTGTCTTCCGCGACGTCGTTTCCGTTGAGGATAACGCGGGCCCTCACTCCGCTGTTCGCGACGATGGCGGACATCCGCATCTCACAGTACGCGGCGACCAAATACTTCCCCGCCGGTAGCGGCAGTACGGTTCCACTCACCTTGGCCTGCGGTGTCGTGGACGTGGTGCTATCGACGCCTTCGCTGGAGGCGCGTTGCACGATGGGACCGAAGGTGGGGGCCGTGTGCGCCAGCACGAGGGCCGTCTGCGCCGCATCGTCGGCAGCATTCAGCGCGTTCTGCCATTGGACCGTCATCGTCCCGCCGGCAATGACACCGCCGTCCTCTGGTGTGCCCCCCACGACCCATAGACCCTCGAAGGGGCCCCCGCTCGCGTAGGCCGCGTCGATCAGTTGTTGCGCCATCACGTCGGCGTTGACTTTGCCGGTGGCCGTCTGCGTGGCAACGTCGAATACATACTGTTGGCTCATAAGACCCTCCAAAGCTCGATGACGCCGTGGGCGCACATGATCGATCCAGGATTCGGTCCTGAAAACTTTCGGACACGAATCTCGAACGTCTTCGGCGCTCCCGCGAAGACGATGAGCGCCGTCTTGGACATGTCCTCGACCTCAAAGCTCGACGAAGATGGCTCGAAGCGCTGGATGCCGTTCAAGTCCGGGACCACGAGGCCGTCAGTCACGTTCCATAGCTGCGCCGCGGCGTTGACGTTGGCGGTGGAGCCCGTGATCAGAAGCTCCCACCGCACGCGATACGTTCCGCTGAGCGCAGGCGTCGTCAGCGTTGCCCCCGGCTTTGGTACATATGGCTGCGGCGATGGGATTCCCGCGCCAGTCGTGAAGACCTCTGGCGAGTCGACCCGCTGATAGTCGACACCGAAGAGGCCGGCCCCGGCAGTTGCGGTGACGACGATGCGCTGTGGGCTCGTGGTGAGCCCAGCGTGCGTCGCGCGAAGCTCGACCAAGTCGGACGGCGCCACCGGCACATTCGGAAGCGCCGTTGTCGCGTACGCCGCGTTTGCATTCAGCACAACCGAAAGCCCGGTCGCGATGCCGTTGATGAACAGGGTGTACGTGATCGGCTCCGCAGCAGCGCCAAGCACGTTGTGCCGCACCGTCAGGCACGCGAGCACAAGCGGGCAGCCTGACGACCACGCGAACTGACCGGCTAGCGCAACGATGTCCTCGTTCCACGGTGCGACGCGATAGGTGCCAGCGGCGACGGGGAGCGACGTGACGCCCCAGGCGACGAGGCCGCCGCCGGGGCCCTGCGGACCCGCCGGTCCCGGGGGTCCTGGGGGTCCTGGCCCACCCCCATCGCCTGGCGGCACACGCGGCGTTCCTCGCCCCGCCGTCCCTGTCTTGTCGCGGACGGTCATAGCTCAGGGCGTCGTGCCCGTCTGGACGTAGATGCCCAGGTCGGGGAAGTTCGGGTGCGTTCCGTTACCCGTGCCGTAGATGTTCGAGAACGGGAGGTCGGCTTCGGTGGTCGCGAAGTCCCACGTGTCGCTGGGATCCGACAGGTCCGTTCGCGTCGCGAGAATGATAATCTCGTCGCCCTCGGCGTCGAACCAGAAGGGGAGGAACAACGGGATCGGCGCCGCGATGGGATTCGTCTCTGGGTCGAGAACGCCCTGCTGCAGCACTCCGGTACCTCCGTCCGAGAGGAGCGGCAGCCCGAGGTTGAGCAGGCTCGCCGCGTCGAGGATGATCTCCTCTGGGCGAAGACGCAGCTGGCCGTTCGACGCGGCCATGAGCGCTGCCTCGAAACCGATGTCCTTGAAGAACGCCGGGCGCAGCGTGCGGGGCTTCGAGATGCCGCCCGTGGTGTCAGGAGCGCCGGGCGATGAACGAGGGAAGTGGTAGGCCGGTCGAGGCTGACCTCGCGGCGGATCTCGATAGTCGTTCAGGTTCGCGAACCGCTCGACGATGCGATACGTGTAGGACGTGAAGCCGCCCTGCTCGCCAGGAGCGGGCGTCAACGGAAACTGGATGAGTACCCGCGCTCCCTGCGGCACTGGAATGCCGGCGAGCAGGTTGGGGTCGAAGCCTGGCTTGTTCGCTGCGGCACGCGCGTCGCGCACGCCAGGGAACGCAATCGGAGTGCTTGTCGGCTGTCCCTTGTAGACAGCCTCGAATCCGTCGAACGGTTTGATCACCTTCACGGCGGTCATCTGAGCGTCGACCATCGTCGCGCCAGAGTTCTGGACGACAGCGCCGCTCATTCGGCAGTCTCCCTCTCCGTGTATGCCTTGTAGGCAGCGTACCCGCCGCCAGCGACGCCTGCCGCGCCCACGATGCTCGATACGACCGCCTCGTGCTTCTCGCTGGGCTCGGCGGAGCCCCACCACTTCTGCGCACGGTAGAGGTTGAAGGCGCCGCCGCTCAGCAGAAGCCCGGCGATGCCCCCCTTCCATCCTCCGATGGCGAGGCCACCGCCGAAGGCGACCGCAGTGGCAAGCGTCGTCATTCCCGCCGACCGGATCGCCGCTTCGGGCGAAACGTCCATCGGCTCGAAGGGCATCTGCCACTGGCCCATCGCCCCCATCGGCACTCCGGCGCCAGGCTGCACACCCTGTGGGTAGGACGTGGGCAACCCCTCTGGCATTGGTTGGGCATATGCCCCCATGCCACCGAGGCCGTCTGGGCTCTGACCACCGAGGCCGTCTGGGTATCCCGAGATGCCCGGTGGCGCTGCTGGGGTGTGCGCCTGCGACACGCCGTTGGTTTCCTGGTCCTTGTCAGGACGGAATGTGTCGGGAATGTTCGCGAAGACTTCGGGGCTCTCGTTGTCGAACATTGCCGGAGTCTACCCGTGGCCCCCGCCAGAGGGAAGGACGTCCTTGACGCGCGTCTTTTGCGTTAAAATCGCCGCGATGCGCACCATTTCGCTCACCGCCCACCGGCGACCGGAGTACCTCGGCAGGGTGCTGCAGGCTCTTTCCCGGTGCGCTGGGATTGAGCGGTACCACGTCAGGATCTTCTGCGATCCGACCAAGCGGAAGCGGGAGCAACGTGCCTGCGTCGAGCAAGCCTGCGTCGAGCAAGCTGACCGGTACGGCTTCGACTGCGTCGTAAACGAGAGACAACTCGGCGTCGATGGCAACACGGGCAAAGCGGTGCGCTGGGGCTTCGAGGCCGGCTCCAGCTACCACGTCCACATGGAGGATGACACGCTGCCGTCGAGGGGCACACTTCTCTGGTTCGAGTGGGCAGAACATCTCGGGAGCAACGCGGACTTCTTCTCCGTCTCCGGCTACGAGCGCATGCCGTCTGGCAGCGTCTTCGAGTACGGCGCCAGGCCGTGGTTCCATCCGTGGGGTTTCGCTACCTGGGCTGACAGGTGGGAACAGGTCGCCTGGCGAGGCGCGCTCCTCCCCGGGACAGGCTGGGACACGCGCCTGAACAAACTGCGCGGAGAACGGCTCGAAGCGTTCCCTCGCGTCTCACGGATGCAGAACATCGGCGAAAGCAAGGGCGTACACGTGCGCTCCTCTGCGTGGCACCGTGAGCACCACCACGCCTTTGCTACGACCGACGATCTCGTCAGCGCTTTTGAATTTCGCGCCACACCTTAGCGAAGCGCGCGACCTTCGCCCTGCCCGACACCGTTGGTGCGCAGCCGTGGCCGCCCATCGCTGAGAACATCGGTAGCAGAATGTCCTCGAACTTGTCCGCGCCGCGCTTGCCGCGACCGCAGTGCAGCGCCATCCGCGTGAGAGCCCTGGCCGTCCACAGGGCGCAGCGCGCCGTGGCCTCCTCGTCGAGTCCGGCGAGCTTCTCCCACTCGTTCTGCGGGACAAGCCCGACGTGCAGCTGCCCGAAGCATCGCGCGCGGCCGACGTCCTGCGTCCAAACCGGATGATCGATTCCTGCGTGGACCTCGTACGCGAGCCGACTCTCCTCGTACCACTGCGTCAGCACCGCAGCGACGAGCGTCTTGCGATGCCACCACCAGTCCGGTGGAATCGTCGCGTGCGTGCCGTCCTTGCGCTCGCGCATCGTCGCGTGCGAGAGAGCCCGCACCGCGAGGGCGATGCGCTGCTCGTACTCCTCTTGCGTCTCGCGCGCGCCAGGCGTGTCGACTCCATTCTCGTACCATGCGCGCGGCTGAGCTAGCGCCGCATCGAGGAGCTTCTGCTCCAAACTGCGCGACGGCTGCGTCGAACCGAGCAGCAAGGGCACCGCGCACAGGAGCGTCGCTCTGCGCCAGTGTGCGGCAATGAGGGAGCAGGTGAACGTGATGAGTAGGAGGAGGAACATGGTGCGTTGATCTACAAGGTGAGCATCGCCAGTCAACCCTGCGCGGTTTTCCGAAACGGTAGGTGCACTTGCACGATCTCGTCACGTAGCACCTGATGGATCAGCTGCTTGCGCGTGAGATCGCGACGCTTTGCCTCGGCGACGATCGCCTCGTGCATCGCGTGGCTAACGGTCACCCGAAGCACGTACGTCTTCGGCTTCCTCTTGCGCTTCTTCTTGGCTGCCATCACGTCCCTTGCGGTAGTCCCGTGCCGGGTCCCACTTCTGCGGCTTGAGGTCTTTCGACAGAAAGAGCGGGTGCGTCGGCGACCCGTCGCTGTTCGAGTCGAGGCGGTGTAGCTCCACGCGATGACTGCGTGCAAGCTCGATCAACTGGCTTGTCACGTGCCCGATGCGCGTGTGCGCCCCCCACGCACAGACCACGAGGTCCGCGCTCGTCAGCACGTCCTCCAGGACCGCCTCGTTGATGCGATCCCCGAAGAGATCCGGCTGTTCGTGGAGCTTGAGCGCCTTCGGGTCGCTTCCGATGACCGAAAACAGGTTCGCGACGAGCAGGCGCCCGTACCCCCACGCCTTCGCGTAGCCTACGCACCGCCGTAGCGTCGGGTCGTCGTCCTTCGCGTCCGCGTCGCTCGGGTTGAGCATGATGAACGCGACGGTCGTGCCCTCCGGGTTGAAGACGCGCCACAGCAAGTACCGGCGGTTCCCGCGCGGATTGATCCACGCGCCCTTGTCGTTCGCGGCGAAAGCCAGGGCTCCTTGTGTCACTCGTTCCTCCCGTGCAGCCGCTCCGGTTCCCCTTGGCGCTGCTCGTACTCGACTGCTCCGTCCTTCCCGAGCGCCTGCGCCTCGTCCTGCGACAAGAACGCGAGCCGCGCCACGTCATCCGGCAGGTCACCCCACTCGTCCTCGTAATCCGTGCCGCAGTTGAGCGCCTCGTCTGGCCACATATCTCCAGGGGCAAGAGTGCGCAGGTGGACGTGGATTTCCTGGCACCGCAGGCACCGCTTGGCGCTCTCGACCTCGCCCTGGAAAACCGCCGCGACGGAGTAGTACCGGTGGCGCGGCTGAATCGTCTCGCCACATGCGTCGCACGTGTGGGCCTTGCGCGCGCATCGGAGGGTCTCGCGGTATACGCTGTATATCTCCTCGATTCCGTGGCTCACCGGTCACCGTCCTTCGAGTCGCAGTTCGCTATTGCGCGTCTTGCCCTCCCGCGCGTCGCGCTGGCTGTACTTCTCGACGAAGTCGCGCGCGTTCCGCAACGCGCCCACGGTCAGCGCCTGGTGCTTCACCTTGGCGACCGGCGCGAGCAAGTTTTCCTCATCGGCGTACGCGCTCGCCATGAACGCGAACGGCGTTAGCACATCCAGCGCCTCCGCGAGCAGATCGGCGCGCACGACGTCGAGCAGACGCTGCAGCTGCCTGCCTCGCTCGACGGACTCCGGGTTCAAATCGTCCGACGCGAGCCACTCCAGCAATGCCGGCGCCACTGTGGCCATGGCGATCAGCGCCGGGTTGATCTCGGGCTCAGCCTCCATCGGCATCGGCTCCCTTCCGGCGTTTCTCGACCGCCATCTCCCACTGCTCCAGGTAGTTGCGCCACCGCAGGGGTCGCATGATCGTCTCGTAATCAGGCGTGTGCGACCGCCAGACGAACACGCCGTACTCGCAGCTGTCCGTCTTGTTGCGCTCCATGAAGGGTGGCCGCTTGTCCAGCACGTACACGAACTCCGGCGGGTGCTTCTCGTAGAAGCTCCCGGGCACGTACTTCTTCTCGGACTTGCTCCAGCCGTGGCGCTCGATGCCGGCCATGAAGTTGAGGCGCAGCAGGAAGCAGGCGGCGGCGTGCTCCTCTTGCTTGAGCAACGTGATCGCGTGACGCACGTGGTCCTCCGCGAGCGTGTAGGGAGGGTTCCCGATGATCGCGTCATAGCCTGCGTGAAGCGCGCTGCGCCGGTAGGTCCCGAAGTCCGCGGCGATGACCTTCGTCGCCACGTCGCGGTACTCTGGCAGCAGCAACCGGTCGTTGATGTCCAGCGCGTGGAGCCGCTTGCTGTGCTTCTCGGGGTTGAACACCTCGTGCATGGCGCCGACGAAAGCTCCCTTGCCGCAGCTGGGCTCCAGCATGTGCAGCCCAGGCGTCTCGCCGCCTCCGAGGTCGCCAGGGTCGCCGAAGATTCGGTCGTCGCGGAGCTTCTCGCAGATCGCGAGCGCACACGGCCACCGGGTGAAGTAGGTGTCGTCCGCGTTGCGCTCGCGGCCTCGGTTCGTGCTGCTCATTCAGATTCGCCCCTTTCTCGACGCATCGCGCCGGTTCTCTGCCTGCGTGCCGAGCCGCAGGTGACGTGGCTCGCAGCACTGTGGGTTGTCGCACGAGTGCAGGATGGACATGCCAGCTGGGATGGGCCCCTTCGCTATCTCGTACGCCGCGCGGTGCGCGCGGATGTGCTTCTGCGCGCGCAGCCCGTGCCTGTTGTTCTGCGTGCGAGAGTTGATCGTGAACTTCCCGTAGCCGTCCTTGTCGAGCGCTCCGATCCAGATGAGGCAGCGCCCCTGCCGTATGGTCTTCGCCCAGAATCGGTCGGCCTGGTTCTTGAGCAGTCGTCGCCAGTTTGGAAGCGTCATCGCTGGTTCGCCTTTCGTGGCCCCTTCATCGGCGCCAGATGCGGAGAGAGAGCGAGCTTCGCCACGCGGATCGCAAGCTGCTGGATCGCGACGCGCACCTCGGGCTTATCGCTCGACGCCGCCGCCCTCTCACACTCGGTGACCGCCACAAGCAGCGCCTGGCGCTGTGCGCGCTCCAGCGCCGCAAGCACCATCTGTTGCAGCCTCTCGACGTCGTCGTCATCCACTCGCGCGAGCCCCAGAATGTCTCCGACGAGGATGTGTGCTTGCTCGCTAACCGCCGCCATTCGCCGCCTCCAGGTACTTCCCGGGTACCGTCTTCTCGATCTCGTCGAGAAGCGCTACCAGGCGGTCGTGTAGTTCGGAGACGAGCGCCGGCGCGTCGCTCGCGTCCGGGTCGAGCGCGCCGCTCTCCATGATCTCCTCCATCAGCCGATGCGCGGTGGCCAGCAGCTGCCACTCGCTGGCCTTGCGTTCGTCGTTGCGTCGCAGCCAGTCCTTGAGGCGTCGAAGCTCCCCCTGCTTCTCGTTCAGCGCATGAAGGGCGGTCCTCCGCCATTCAGCATCGCCGCCATCTTCGCGTCCCAGCTGCGCCTGGATCTTCTGCACATCGGTGATCAGGGCATTCCGTCTCGCGATTGCCTCGTCGACGGTCCTCGGCTCGTCAGCGCGCACTTCCACTACACGTCTCAATGCGTCCGTCCCTTCGTGTCCTCCGGCGCCGCAGTCTCGCCGCGCTGACGCCACCAATCGTCCATGGCCACATCCACTCGCGAATGCAGGGCCTCGTTGAACTCCATGAGCGCCAGCCCGCGCGCCACCCGGCGGGTCTGTCCCAGCACGATCTCGTAGATCAGCTGGGAGAGCCAGCAGAACACGCCAAGGCCGTACTCCTCGTACGCGAAGCAGAGGCGCACCGCCGCGCAGGCGAGAGCCACGTGCACGGACAGGTGCGCGAGTTGCCGCAGCCAGTAGTTCATCGGTGCCGCATCTCCTCGGTGATCTGCAGCAAGTAGTTCACCGCGTTCCTCGGCATCCCGGTGGGGACGCGCTCGTGCGCTGCCAGCAGCTGTACCTGGCAGCCCTCCCAGTCGCCCACGGCTCCGCGAGCACAGGCCGTCGTCAGCGCCGCGAACATGTTCTGCACGTTGTCTACCCCCCCCGGCGACGTAGGACCATTGAGCGCGGGCTCGTCGAACTCTGCCTGCTGCTCCGGCGTCAGCTTGGCCCACAGTGTGTCGCAACGCTCCAGCGCCGCATCGACGTCCTGTTCTGGCGTGTCCGCTCCCATCTCGCCGTAGCGCGCGAGCGCTTCTCCGTACGCTCGCACCGTTTGCACCGCTACTCGACGCCTGTGCGGCTTTCGCACCACCTTCTTCTTCGTCATCGTTCCTCCGGCGCGTTCAGCTGCACCCGGAAAAGCTCTCCGAGGCGGGGCATCGTGCGATCCAGCCGGCGCAGGAAGGCGGCATCGCCCGCGTACGTGCAGATGTTCAGCAGGGACTGCGCGGCGTCTGGGAAGCGCCCCTCGCCTACCACGCACGTCTCGACCATCCGCTCCGTCTCCTCTGGGTCGGCGAGGCCCATGATCATCACCGACGCCCAGAGCGCCTGCTGCTCCTGCGTGTACTGCCAGGAGTCTCGCATCCCGTTGCGAGGCCACCGCACGATCTCCTTGGTGCGCTCAGTCAGCATCGCCGGCATCACATGCTCGGCGAAGGCGCCCTGAGCCTCGTCCATTCGCGCGTCGCGCAGCAGCTTGCTACAGCATGTGACCCAGATGCGCGCGCGCTTCTTCTGGCGCTCGCTCCACTTCGTGCCGTCGCTGCCGAGCATCACGACATCGCGCAAGCGCTTCTCCGTGAGTACCAGCCTGCCTTGACTGTCGACGAGCGCGATCCCCGTGTCGGCCTTCTCGGTGCGCTTCGTGTACGTGCCTGTTTCGTAGAGCACCGGCGCCATCGTCTGCATGTACCGCTCCGGGTCCGTCAGAAGGCACTGGTGCAGCAGGATCTGCGCAAACCCCGAACGCAGCGTCACACCGAGACCGCCCAGCGACAGGATGCCGCTGCCGCAGCAGTGCGCTTGGTCCAAGCTGCCGCCCGTCGCGAGACACGCAACATAGAAGGTCGCATCCCAAAACGCGGGGCGACCCTGCTTCCCGACGCTTCGCGAGCCGGCCGCATACCAGCCTTCGTAGCTTCCGTAGTGGCCCCAACGTGTCCAAGGCTCGCCGTCCTTGGTGCGCGTCGGCGCGTCGGCGGGAGATTGAAAGTCCGGAAGCTCGAACATGTCGTCCGCGTGCTCCGGCGTGGCGCCGCGCGGGCTCGTCATGGCCACCGTCCGGTCCTGAGATATTCTCTCGCAGCGCAGACCGCGCAGTATTCCTCCGGGTCGTCGCCGCTGTTGAGCCGGCACGGAGCGTTGCCCGGCGCACCGGTGCATGGCCAGGACGCCACCCATCGGATGAAGCGCTCGGCGCGGCGCTTCTCACGCAGCAGCGGAAGCACCACCTCGTTCAGCAGCATGTCCGGGTCGCCTGCGTGGTCGATGAGCGTCTCGCGCAGTGCGTGGATCTCGGCCTCGTCGACGGGAGGTCGCGGAGGCACGTACGGCGTTTCGGTCGAGTACGTCGCCATCACGAGGGCACGATCTTTCCCGCCGCGTTGCGCCTGCGCCACGTCGAGAAGATCCCGTGCTGGATCGCGTCGAGCAGCGAGTCGCCCAGCCGGGCCATGTCCTCACAGTCGCGCTTGCGCCTGCCCCACGTGCCCACCGCGATGTTCTCGTCGTCGAGCGCGAGCACCACGACGCCGCGGGCGCGCAAGAGACGGCCGAGGTCACGCACGACGGAAATGGTCAGCTTACCCAACTGGCTCATTCTGCCTCCACATCGGTGAACGTCCCGTAGGGGCCGCTGATTTCTAGGTACTGCTTACCGTTTGTGATGACGATCTTTTCCGAGATGTCCACCCACTGCCCCTTCGGCAGCGTCGCCTTCACGTCGGACAGGCACCGCTCGGCGAACTCGCGAGAGAGCACGAGGCAGCGTCGGCGCCCTATGGGGGGCCAACCCGGGGCCGTCGACACGTAGCTTTCCACGGCATATGCCGTCGCAAACCTCAGCGGACTCATTCTCCTACCTCCCGGTCTTGCGTGTGGATTGGGCTGCTCACGCATCACCTCCGCCGGTCAGCTTGGTCGGGTCATAGCTGGCGGCCTCGGCCAACTCCTGGCCCATGGCCATCGCCCAGAGTTCATTCGGTTCAGCCATAGCTCTCCGTCGGGCCGCCGTTGCGTGACGGGCCGACGGGTGCATAGCTAGCTGAGCTAGCTCACCAGCGCAAGGGCCAAAGAACGTCACACCTCAGCTTGCGCGGACAACGGCGACCGGTTACCGTGCCGGAAAAGAGACGGGGCGCCCCGGAGCATGGTGGGGCGCCCCATCAGGCGCTACTCCGCCGAGCACAGACGGAAGGAGCACTCAATTGGTAGCCCGCACCCAGAAGCAAAGCAAGTACGAGGTCGTCGCCGACGCGGGCGACCGGGAAACGTGGCTCGCCGCGAGACGGACCGGCCTTGGCGCCAGCGAAGCTGCGACGGTGATGGGCACGAATCCGTTCGAGAGCCCGTACACGCTGTTCATGAAGAAGACCGGGCAGATCCCCGAGGAAGACGACAGCCCCGTCGCGCAGGAGCGCATGAAGTGGGGGCTCAGGCTGGAGCCTTTGATCGCCGAGCAATTCCACGAGGCGACCGGCCGCAAGGTCTTCAAGGGCATGGGTGGTCTGCTCCTTCGCTCGCGCGACTACCCGTGGCTCATCGCCACGCCCGACTACGAGCAGCGCCTCAAGCCGCGCGTGGTCGCCGGCCTGTTGGAGATCAAGACCACGGCCGAGCACAACGCCGAGTATTGGGCGACCGACACGCCTGTCTCCTACCAGTGCCAGCTGCAGCAGCAGCTGATCGTCTCCGCGCGGCGCTACGGCTCCATCTGCTGCCTGATCGGCGGCCAGCAGTTCCGCTACAAGCACTACGTGGAGCACAAGCGCTTCCAGCGGGCACTCATTCGCAAGACGCACGAGTTCTGGGAGATGATCCAGCGTGGCGAGGCGCCGGCGCCGGACGCGAGCGAGAGCACGTACGAGACGCTCCAGAAGCTCCGTGAGTCGGGGCAGGCGCTCGACCTGCCGCCGCTGGTCGTCGAGTGGTTCGAGCAGATGCAGGAGGCGAGCGCCCGACGCTCGCAGGCCGAGAAGGACTACAAGGAGGCGAAGCGGCTGCTGGCGTCGGCGATGGGCACCGCGTCCTACGGCATATTCCCTGACCGACCCGGCGTGCTCAAGTTCGTGACCGTCGAGAAGCCTGGGTACACGGTCGAGCCGCAACGCTACCGGGACCTGCGCTACAGCAAGAAGGTCCCGAAGGACGCGGTGGCCGCGTGAAGTTCGTGGAGCGGCTGCGGCGCCTCATGACGCAGGAACTCGTGGTCGTGTGCACCAACTGCCTGCGCCCTGACAACGACGAGCAGGGCCCGAGCGGAGACTTCGCCGTGTGTGCGCGCTGCGGCGCGCCCGTGACGAGCCGCGACGGCGTCATGGTTTGGCAGTGGAGGCGTACATGAAGGACACCGGCATCATCTTTCAGGGACGTCTCGTGCGCGCCATCCTGGAGGACCGCAAGACGCAGACGCGGCGCCTGCAGGGCCTCGACTTCTTGAACCGCGACCCGAGCCGCTACACCAAGCCGATCCCCCAGAACAATGGGCGCTCGGTCTGGATCGTCACCGACACTCTCGACGGGAACATTCCCCAGGCGCTCAGGTGCCCCTACGGTGGCATCGGCGACCGGCTGTGGGTCCGCGAGACGTGGCAGGCGCTCCGCGTCGCCGTCAACCCGGAGACTGGGTACGGGGACAGCATCTACTACCCGACGGATATTCCCAAGAGCAGCGAGAACGGCTGGTGGGCGGTCGCGTACGCCGCCGACCCGGCTTGGCCAGGAACCGAATTGCGCGAGGAGCGCGGCTTCCCCTGGCGCCCGTCGATCTTCATGCCGCGCTGGGCCTCCAGACTCGCGCTGGAGATCACCGACGTGACGCTGCAGCAGCTGCGCGAGATGACCGACCGCGACGCCATCGCTGAGGGCATCGCTCGCACCCGGCTGTCGATGGCAATCGGCGCTGGGGGCGAGAGTGAGCGCGAGAAGTTCTTCGCGCTGTGGGACGAGATCAACGCCAAGAAGTTTCCTGCGGATCGTGATCCGTGGGTCTGGGCCGTCACATTCCGGCGGCGGAAAGAAGGAGCGAGCACATGAGCGAGATTCAGGGCACCGATCAGAACAAGCAGCAGCTGCGCACGCTGTTGCGCAAGTACGAGGGCAAGATCGCGGCGATGGTGCCGCGGCACCTCGACGGCCGTCGTCTTTTCCAAGTCTACATGGTCGCGGCTCAGAAGGGCCGTGGGCTCTCGGAGTGTCTGCCCATGTCGATCATCGGCGCCATCGTGCAGGCGGCGCAGCTTGGCCTTTCGCTCGACACAGTGTTCGGCGAGGCGTACCTCATCCCGCGCTGGAACAAGCACCAGCAGGCGAAGGTCGCGCAATTCCAGATTGGGTACAAGGGCCTCCGCAAGCTCGCGCTGCAGGCGGATCCAGAGCTACGGGACGTGTACGCACACGAGGTGTACGAGCACGACCACTTCTCGTACACGTACGAGCCTCCCGAGTTGAAGTTCCGCCCCGCCGAGGATCCGGAGGCGCGCGGCAAGCTTAAGTACGCCTACGCGAAGGCCATCTGGCGGGACGAGTACGATCGCTTCGTCGTGCTCACGACGCCCGAGATCAACAAGATCAAGAAGGCGAGCGACGCGGCGACCAGCAAGGATTCTCCCTGGACCAACTGGGAGGAGGCCATGTGGCGCAAGAGCGCGCTCCGCAAGCTCCTGGGCTCACTCACGCTCAGCGCGGACAGCCCGATCGTGAAGGCGATGGGCGCCGAGGACGTCGACGGCGAGGAAGCCGCGGAGATGGAGGCGCTCCCGTCTATCGAGGACGCGCCGCAGTTGGGCGAACGGCAGCCCGCGCTCGATGCCGTCGCTGACTCAGCCGGCGAGCAGCAGGAGGCTCCCAAGCAACGGCGGCGCCGACGCGCTGACGCCGAGGCGTGACCCGGGAGGTTCTGCGCGTCACCCTCACGCCAGAGGAGTGCGCTCAGGCCATCGAGATCGGGCGTGCGAGACACGCTGAGCACGAGCGCGCGGGTCGGTTCGACACCAGGGTCGACCCGCGCGCTGGCGTCAAGCTGCACATTCAGGGGGCGCTCGCGGAGAAAGCCGTAGCGGTCGCGCTCAAGCTGGAATGGGACGGCGCGTTCCGGCGCCTGGACGAGTGGCTGGAGTGGCGCGAGAGCGGCGGCGACGTCGGCGGCGGCATCCAGGTGAAGGCCACCGATCGACTCGACGGCTGCCTGCTGCTGCAGAAGCACAACGATAGGTTCGAGTTGGGCGGCGATGCCCGCAGCGACGTGCAGCGCAACGCCTACGTGCTCGTTCTCACGCTCCGCTCGACGTACCCGACGATGTTCCTGATCGGCTGGCGCTTCGGCGACGAGGCGCGGCAGCCCACGTTCTGGGATGCCAATATGCCGCGACCGTGCTGGCGTGTGCGCCAGAATAACTTGCGGAGCATCCGTGCTCTTGCCAAGTTCTTTCCGCGCGATCGAAAGCGCACCAAGTGGGTGACCGAATGTCAGCGAGAGCCGTTGCCGGATTCCTCAAAGCCCGCGGCCTCGAAGTGAAGGCGAGCCGCGGCGAGGCGCACCTGCTGCGCGTCACGATGCCGCACGGCATCGTCGATGTGTCCGAGGTTGTTCAGTCCTCCCACGAGTGGACGGCGGCGTGGCAGTGCAGCGGCTACAGCTTGACGCTCGGGCAGAACGTCGAGCCGCTGCCTGCGCGCTACATCGTTGTGAGCAAGGGCGGTGCCGCGATGTTCGTGTTCGAGGTGGCCGCGCGCAAGTTCTGGAGCGTCAACCGCAACGGGACGTTCGACGCGCCGCTCGTCACCGGCGACTTCTTCCGCATCGACGGGAAGGCGCCGGCACCATTCACGCGAGACATGCTCATGAAGACCGCCGCGCGCCCACGTAAGATCAGCCCGAAGGAAGCCGCGTTCCTCGACGGCCGCAAGTCGCTTGGCAAGTTCCGCGTCCTGGCGGATATGCTGCGGACTCAGTAGGTCGTCTTGCGGTAGTTGACCGTGCACAGGATGAGAAGCTCCCCGGACTCGGGGTGGTTCTCCGTCTCGCATGTGGTCGGTACCTGATCGAGCGACTTCCCGGTCTCCTGGCGGACTATCCTCGCGATCGTGTCGAGCGCTGAGAGGACGGCGGCCGGCGTTTCGGGAGACGTCAGCGCCGAGCACCCAGCGAGGACGCAGATCAGTAGCGCGTGCCGCATCAGTAGTAGCGGCTGTAGTCGCCGCTTACCGGCTCCAGTTGGCTCTCCGATGCTCGGTCCGCCCACGCCTCGGCAGCGCGCTGCAGGAATCCCGGTTCGCCCTCGCGCCACGACACGAACGGAGCCAGCCCGAGGAACGTGCCGGTCATGGTGAAGATCGCGAACTCGGTCATGCTAGGGCGCTCCTCGTCGGGAAGCTCGAAGACAAGGGCAAGCTCGCCGGCCGCGATCACGAGCGCCGTGATCGCCGCCGCCTGCTTCGACACGGGCTTGTCCCGCACCGCTGCGAGCACTCCGTTCGCCACACCCACGCCCACGGCAAAGACGAGCGGATGTGCGGCGAGTTCGGCGAGGCGCGCCATGCAGACCAATGGTCGACGATGCTTCCGACGTGTGCAAGCGTCTCGAAAGCCCGCGAGCTTCGGGCTGCAAACCCGCGGAGTCGCTGGAGTTCGGTTGGCGCGTGTCGTGTGTTCAGTGTGTGTGCTGCGTGTGTTGCGTTGACACCGCGCACACGCTTCGGCTACACGCTGTGTATGCCGAGCACGGAAACGCCGACCTGGGCCAGCGTCACGAACGTGAAGCTGGACGCCGAAGACACCGCCCTCCTCGACCGATGCGTCGAGGCCGAGAAGCTCCCCAAGAGCGAAATCCTTCGCCGCGCGCTCCGCGCGTTCGCGAAGCAGACTCTCGAACCCGCGAGCGCGCCCGCTGCAGCCACCGCTACCCCACAATCGTCAGTCGCCTGACCAGGCGCTCCCGTCGAAAGGAGGGTAGTTCGTGGACTTCGCGGACGAAAGGTACATCCGTCTCTACACCAGGGACACGGCGACATGGAAGCTGCTGAATTGGCAGGCCAAATGCATCGTGGGGCTCCTGCTGCGCAAATGTGACCGCGCTGGGGTCATCGAGTTCGGGGGGGCGGAGATGGCGCCGGCGATCACGGCGTTGATCGACATCCCCATGGACGTCGTCGAGCCAGGGATCGCGTCGCTCGCCGAGCGTGACGTCATCGAGCTTCACGATCACTGGCTGGTCTTCCCCAACTTCATCGACGCACAGGAGGCGAAGACCAACGACAAGCGGCGCGCTGCGGAGTACCGGGCGCGCCGTCGTGATCGCGCTCGTCGCGCCAAGCTCGCCCGAGGCTCCGCAGCCCCAGGCGTCACGCCGCGTGACGATTCGTCACGCCACGTGACGCAACAGTCTCTCTTCGAGGATCAGGTACCCGTCACGCCGCGTGACGATTCGTCACAGGATGTGACGGAGCCTAAATCGGGGCCCAGAGCCCACAGCGTCACGCTGCGTGACGATTCGTCACAGGGTGTGACGGAATCCCGGTTGGGGGCCGAACCCCGCATCACGCCGCGTGACGAAAACCCCGAAAATCGTCACACGGCGTCACAGACCGTCACTCCTAGCCTAGCCGTACCTAGCCGTACTCATGATCGTGACCTGTTAGGTGGTGGGGTTACTGGTAAGGGCGTGGCGGGGGCTGCAGCCCCACCTACCCGCACCCCACCTGTCCGACCCAAGGGGCTATGCCCCGCGCCGATCTCCGTGGCCGACTACGAGCCCCTCCCCGAGCATGCCACCTATGCCGCCGAGGAGTGGGGCCTGACCGTCGAGCAGTTCGAGGAGACCGTGTCGGAGCTTCGCAACCGGGAGGCCACCCGGCCACGCAGCGGGGGCAACGCGCTCGCGGAGTACCTCGACCGCAAGCTGAACGGCTTCATCGAGGAGCGGGGTCGCCAGCTGCGGGCAAACGGGCGGGCAAACGACAAGCGCGGCAAGGGGCGATCCCAGAAGGACAAACCGCCTGCTCCCAAGCAAACGAACGAGGTGGATCTGAGTATGCTCGACGACGAAGACCGCGAGATGCTCGGCGAATACCTGGCGGGGCTCGAATGATGCGCCCGCTCGGGGACGTCGCCTCGCATGTGCTGGCGGAGTCACAACGCGCCGCCGAGAGCCGTGCCGCGCGCGTCCGCGAAGCGCTGGGCAACCAAGACATGCATGAGCACCTGGCACGCGAGCACGGAGATGCCTTCGCGGCTCTCGTGCCGCGCGAGACGAGCTTGGGTCAGTACCTCGGCGGCACCAGCGACTACATCGTGGATGCAGCGAAGGAGAGGCTGCGCTTCTGCGCGAGGTGCGACGGGGCGCCGGCGAGATGTGCGGGGCGTACCGATCAGCTGCTGGAGATTGGGCTACGGCCTGCGTGGACCGATGCTGGGCTCGCAGCGGATCCGTGCGACGTATACGCGAAGCACACGACGCGGGAACGTCTCCGCATCGCTGGTGTGCCCAAGGCGATGCTAGACTGCGGCTTCGACACGTTCGAGCCGGTGAGCGAATTGCAGCGCCGCGCGCTGTCGGCGAGCCTCGGGTACGTCGAGAGCTTCGGCACAACCGATCCGAAGCGCAGCGGATTGCTTCTCATCGGCGAAGGCTTCGGCATCGGCAAGACGCACCTGGCGATCTCGGTTCTGCGGACGCTCGTCGAGCGAGGTGCCTCGCGGCGCCCGTACATGCTGTACGTGCCAGAGTTCCTGGACGCGATTCGACGTTCCTTCGACGAACCGACTAACTCCCCGAATCGCTCACTCATACGCAAGGCGACGCGCGCCGACCTGCTCGTACTGGACGACCTTGGCGCCGAGCGCACCACGGAGTGGGTGCAGGAGCAGCTGCTGATTATTCTCAACGCACGGTGGTCTAGTGGCTTCGCAACCGTCGTGACGACGAACGCGCGCGCGAAGGAGATCCGGCAGACGCTAGGGGAGAGAGCTTACTCGCGGCTGTGGGGATGCATGGGACGGAGGATTATGCTCCAAGGGGAGGACCGGCGTAAGAATGGCTAGCGGAGGCGAACACCTCGCGTACACAATCGACAAGCGCGCAGAGGACGCGGTGTTGAGCACGGTGCTCCTGGATCCCCCGCGCATCGCCGAGGTGCGGGACCTGCTGCCAACACCCGAGGCGCTCTACGACTCGCGCAACCGCTTGATCTACGGCGCCGCGCTCGACTTGGACGAGCGAGGTGAGCCCATTGACGCCGTGACCATCGCGAAGCGGCTGAACGAGATGAACCGGTGGGGGCAAGTCGGTTCCGTCTACCTCGCCGAGATCATGGACGCGACGCCGGCGGTGGTGAACGTGGAGGCGCACGCACGTATCGTGCGAGACAAGTGGCGCCTGCGTGTGGCGCTGGCGAAGGCGCAGACGATGATCGCTGAGATCAAGAGCGGCGCAGCGCAAAGCGACGCGGATGTGCAGACGCTGCTCGAAGGCGCGGAAGTCACGTTCGGTGAACTGGCGCACCAGCAAGCGAAGCGGACACTCCGGCACGTCAAGGAAGTGCTGACGGACTCGCATGGCGATCTGGCGGCGGCGCAGCAGCGCGGCTCGGCGCTGACAGGCATCGACACTGGATTCGATCGCCTCAACGCGCGGCTTGCGGGCCTTCACGACGGGGATCTCGTGATCCTCGCAGCGCGTCCCGGCGCCGGTAAGACGGGCCTCGCGATGAACATGGTGACGCGCGTGGCTGCGAACGGCTGCGGCGCGGCGGTGTTCTCGCTGGAGATGACGGACCTGCAGCTGGGCTATCGGATCCTGGCAGCGGAATCCAAGGTGAACATGTCGATGTTCCGGATGCCGACCGCCATGAGACCAAACGACTGGGTGGCCATCAGCGACACGATCGGCCGGCTGCAGGACGCCCCGATCTGGATCGACGACACTCCGGCGATCACGGTGCCCGAGATCCGCTCCCGGGTGCGCAAGCTCAAGCAGGAGATCAAGAGCGGACGAGCCAAGGCTGCGGCGCCGCATGGACTACGGCTTGTCGTTGTCGACTATCTGCAGCTGTGCGGCGTACGTGACGAGCGCGGCAAAACGCGAGAGCAGCAGGTCAGCGAGGTGTCGCGCGCGCTCAAGGCCCTCGCGAAGCAGGAGAAGCTGTGCGTGCTCGGACTCAGTCAGCTGAACCGATCCGTCGAGACGCGAGACAAGAAAGACAAGCGGCCTCAGCTGAGCGACCTTCGTGAGTCGGGCGCGATCGAGCAGGACGCCGACGTCGTGATGTTCGTGTTCAGACCGGACATGTACCCGGACCACCCGGACGAGACGAAGGGCCTCGCCGAGATCATCATCGGCAAGCAGCGGCAGGGCCCCACGGGGACGATTACGCTGCGCTTCACGAAGGAATACGTGCGTTTCGACACTCTTGCCGATCATGACTTCGACGAGTACGATGGCGACGACGAATCGTGGTTCGAGGACAGGACGACGTAGTGGCATCCGAGTTTGACGAGGCGCTGATCGGTTTCCTGCTCCGGGAAAACGTCAGCCTGCGTGTGCAGGGAGCGGAGTGGCACACCCGAGGGGAGACTGGGCAGAAGTTCATCGTCACGCTGATGCAAGGCGGCAACGAGTTGGTCTCGGACACGGGGAGAGCTATTGCCGGAGAGGGCGAATCGCTCGACGACGCAATCAACCGGGCGGTGGAGGCGCTGCCCGACGAGATGCTGGCCAACCAGCCGGGCGTGCGGGGGCCATGGGTCCAGAGCGATCGCGGAACCGTACATCCGCAGTCCATGACGGCGAGGGCGGAGACGACGCTTGCTGTGAAGGAGGCGGCGAAGGCGTCGTTTCACAACCGCGAGGAGATCAAAGGCGCCGAAGAGTGCGCCTGCTACCACTGCCTGGAGACCTTCCCGTCAGCCGAGGTGGTGGAGTGGGCGGACAAGGACCGGACCGCCGTGTGCCCACGTTGCGGTATCGACGCGGTGATCCCTCGCCGCGTCGCCTCCGACCGATTGCTGCGGCACATGCAGGCGTACTGGTTCAAGCCGCACAAGTGAGAAACCCGTACATCTCCGACTGGATCGCGCTGGCGATCGTCGCGCTGATCGCTGTGCTCGTCATGATGGTCGCCATCGCGCTGCTCTCGCTGGTGGTATATGCCGCCGAGAAGCTCTGGCGGTGGCTTACTCGTCGCTGACATGTGTCGCTGAAAACTCGCGTTGCGATGCTAACAGCGAGTCCCCATACTGCGCGCATGAGGCTCTCGAACACATCGATCATCAGTGACGTCACGCCGTGGTGGTGGTCAGCGTCATGGGATTCCAACGAGCGCCCCGATGTCAAGCAGCTGCTCGGCAAAGCGACGGAAGCCATCGCGGCGCTGCGCAGCGACCTGGAGGAGATTCGGGTGTGCCGCGGTGGCATCGAGGTGCGCATCGCAGTCGTCGACGACGACGCGGAGCACGCCTACGCGCAGGCCGAGGCGCTCAAGACCGTCCTCGACACGATCGGCGACGAGCACCGAAGACATTTGCCTGCGCCGGCGAACTGATGGAGGCACTTCTGCAGCGCGCCGTCTGTGACTTCATGTCGCAGCGAGGCGTCCCATGGGCACGGAACCACACCGGCGCGCGCGGTCGCACCAAGTTCGGGCTGCGGATCCCGTCGCTGGAGGGCAACCCTGAGACGCGAGGCGGCGGCCCCGATCTGTTCGTGGCCCCGCGTGGGGTGCGCGTGGTCGTGGTGCGCAGCATGAGGGAAGCGCACGACGCGCTGCGCGAGGCAGAGGAGCCCTTCTTCATGGAGTTGAAGGCTACGACGGAGCTTCGCGAAAGCCAGAAGGCGTGGATTCACTTCATGAGGCGGCGATGACAGCCGTGCGAGAATAGCGCGAGCCCAAAGCTTGGGGCGTGATGGCGTAGCCCTGCGCGCCCCGGGCCGGGCCAAGAAAGTGTACCATGAGCGACAACAAGATGATCAGCACCGACTTCGCGGCAGCGCTGGAGCGTGTCCGGAAGGTGCGCGGGATAGACGAGTCGCCGAAGCGACTCCTGCGCAGGAGCTTTCTGATGCGCGGCGGCGAGCCGCAGGCGAGTTTCTTCGCGCTGTGCCTGCTGGCGCAGGTGCACGCGGCCAGAAACCGCTGACTCGCGGCTACGCTTTCTGGAGAACGGCGTAGCCGAGTCCAAGAGCGAGGACGCCCCCGAGGATCGCGCCTGGGGCCGCCCACTCGTACTTCTTCGAGACGGCGGCGCCCGCCGCGATCCCGACGAGGCCGATCATCGCGAGCTTTTGCGCGTAGGGGACAGTGAGAGCGCCGAGCGGCTGCGGCGCGGAACAGGGACAAGGCGCTGGGTACATGCTCCGATTCTACCGGATCGGAGTTGCCCTCACAGAGCGTTTGCGGGATGCTGCTCATGGAGCATGGCGCAAGACGATCTGGAGCGAGCTTTCGAGGCCCTGGCAGCAGTCGAGGGTCGGTCCGTAGAGGACTTGAAGAGCGACCTGATTCGCGATCGTCTCCAGAACCACACCGGCGGAACGCGCCCGAGCGCTCCGCGCCCGAGCCGGCAGGCCCAGCTGGCGAGACGCGACGAGGAGCCGTACTTCCCCGGCTCGCCGGTGGTCCGGCGGCGCGAGGAGGCGATCCAGCGTCCCGCCTACGACGACGACGAGACGCCCGCCGAGGCCCAGGAGCGGTGGTATCGCGAGGAGCAGGAGCTTCCGGACGGTGTGCACGGCTGGGGCGGCCAGAGCGCCGGCGGGATCTTCGGCGACGGCGCCATCGCCACTGAGGAATATGACCCGATGGCCGAGCAGCGCGCCGAGCGCCGAGCGGCCACTCAGGCGACCGCCCATCAAGCCGTGGCGGTGACGCAGCTGACCGAGGCCGTTGGGCTCCTGCTGGAGCGCGTCGGCGGCCCGAGGCTGTCTGGGAATATGCTGCCGGGCACGGGGCGCCGGCAGCTGGGGCGCGGCCGACGCCGCTGACGGGAGCACCATGTCCGACACCGAGCAGCGCTTCGAGCGCGAGATGCAGGGCCCGATCACGTTTCAGCGGCCGGATCCGACGCAGTTCGTGCTCCTCGTGGCTCGTGTGGGCCCAGGGACCACCAATGTGGACCCGAAGCTCGCGCACAAGTTCGGCGCGGCCGCCTTCAAGCCGGCGGGCACGGACTACGCGACCGACAAGGACATGCGGGACGCTGGGTACGTGCCGATCGCGCGTGTGAGCGAGATGCTGGGTGTGCTCGACGTGGCCGCGAAAGAGATCCTCGACCACTTGGATGATCCCGCTCCTGAGCGCGACAAGCGGCTCCGTGCGCTGTCAGAGCGCATGTCCAAAGAGGTTCACCGCGACTTTTTGTGAAACGTGAAACGTGTCACGCAGAACGAAATCTGAGCTATTCGAGCAAGGGATCGACGGTTTGATGCACCGACGGTGCTCGACGTGTCAGCGGGTACTCCCCCGAGAAATGTTCGGAAAGTGTGCGAAGCACGGGAGGCAGCGCCGCTGCCGGGCCTGTCACCGGGACTACATGCGGGCTCGGCGCGCGGCGGGCAGCACGGACGAGGGCGCGGAGCGCTACCAGTCGGATCCCGGCTTCGCGACGCGCGTCCGGGCGCGGAGCCGCATGCAACAGCGCGTTTCGCGAGGTACCGTCAAGCGGCAGCCGTGCGAGAGATGCGGGCGCGCGAAGGCCGAAATGCACCACGACGACTACGAGTCCCCGACCGTGGTGCGGTGGCTTTGTACCGGATGCCACGGCGCTGAGCACTACCCGCAAGCAACGGCGGAGGACAACCGGCGCGCTGCGCATGAACGGCGCCTGGCCGAAATCGTAGAAAAGTACCAGTGCCGTTGACCCACGACGCCCGGGTGCGCACCTTCGTGTTCTCGGGGAAAGGAAAGCACATGTCCGATAAAACTCAGCCACAAGATGGCCCTGACTCCTACTGCGCTTGCTTCACCGTCGACGGACCACAGGGGCGCCAGATCGACATCACCGTCGTGGCGCCGTCTGAGGCGCTGGCGCTCGGGGTCGCTCAGAACGCCATGATAGGGCTTGTCCCGACGGCCCCGCCGGCACCGGAACGTCGCTCCGGCCTGCAGGACTACCTGAACGCCATCGGCGAGGGCCTCGGTCGCGTCATGGTGCAGTCCGGGGTCTTCATGCACGATCGGCCGAGCGGCGAGCCCGATGCCGAGTTCGACGACGAGCCGAGCGATGCAGACCCCGAGGAAGCGCCACAGTGAGCTTCGAGACCATCCTGGCGATCTGGGCCTTGGGCGCGACGAGCTACATCGGCTATCTCCTGAACCGCGGACGAGCGCTCCGAAGCGACGCTGCGCGCGCCAAGGCCGAGATGGACGCTGCCTACCGAGCGCTCGACGACACCGAGCGTCAGCGGGACATGCAGCGACGCCGCGCCGACGAGTTCTTCGGGCTGATCCAGGGCGTCGAAGCCGAGGCCGACATGTGGCGGAAGCTCTACCGGCGGGGCATGTCGCAGGCTGGCGTGGCCCAGAATTGGCTGATCCGGGATCTCTCGGAGGTCGTGCGGGCCGCAAACGCCTACGCCGCGCGCCTTCGGAAGCACGGAGAGAAGGTGCTCTCCGTGCAGGTGAGCCCGGAGTTGAAACGGTTCATCGAGGACTTCGAGCAGCAGACGAACGCCGAGGTCCCGCGCGCTCCTGGCCACGCTGAGGCGGAGCGCCTGGAACGCGAGATCGTCGGGCCCGCTGCCCTCAACGAGCCCATCGAGGCAACGTCGCCACCCCACGATCCCGCTTAGGTATATTGCGGCTGGCGCGCCGGCCGAGATAGGATTGCCCTTCAAATGTCCGAATCTGATGAGCCCGAGGTGCGGGAAGACGCACCGCCGGAAGATGTGGCCGTTGACCCCGAGGGCGAAGGCGACGCTCTCGATTTCAACCCCTTCGACGAGTTCGACGACGAGTACCAGCCACGGCCGATCCGGGCGGTCATGGGCGAGGACGGACTGCCGACGGTGCCAGACCAGACGGCGCACAGCGACATCCCGGTGCTCTCGAAGGAGACGATGGTCTGCATGGCGGACTACTCGAAGTTCGTCATCAGGGATCGCTGGGGCTCGGTGGTCGCGGAGTTCGATCCCATGGAGGTCGACCGGGCTCCGAACGGAACCTGGCGCGTGCCGATGAAGCTCGCCGTCCAGAAGGCCGGGCCCGCGCTCGAAGCCGCCCGCGGGAAAGGCGAGCGAGACAAGGACGACTTTCTGCTGGCCGCTCTCGCCGCGAAGTTCGTGCGCACACTACACGACGACGACGGCTTCGGCGTACAGCCGCCGCGTCACTCCGAGGAGTGGTTCGAGGTCGAGCCGATTCGCCCAGAGTGTCGCTTCTACGTGCGCCAGCTGCTTCACCCGGGGAGCATCGAGGGAGCGAAGAAGGGCATCATGCTACGCGCATGCGCTGCTCGCCGAGACACATCCGGGGCCATGATGCAGCTGCGAGATAGCGGTATGCTTGCTTGTGCCGTGCGGAACCCGCGTGTTCCCGAGGTCGAGATCAAGCTCGACGAGTTCGATGCCGAGAAGATCAGGCAGGGCGAGCAGCGTGAGCACCTGAGTATGTTCGAGAGCGTGACCAGCCCCGGCGGGATATTCGAGGGCTCAGCCCAGAAGGAAGAGTGACATGTCCGACACCGACGACGACATCAACACCGGCACCGAAGAGGAATTTCGGGTGCTGTTCAACGAGGTCAAGAGCCAGCGCGACAGGATCAAGACGCTCGCCCAAAAGATGGGCGGGCCGTCCGGCCAGGTACTGCAAGAGGTCGACGGCACTGTGCTCGATCTCCTGCAGGACGTCGTCGCTCAGTGCGGGGCAGCATTCGAGTTGATCGAAGACCGCCTTTTCAATCTGGAAGAGGACGCCGCGGCAGGGATACCCAACGAGTCCTTCCTGCTTGCCGATGATGCGCAGCAGTACGTCGCCTACTTCGAGCAGATCAAAAGGTTGCTGAGCGAGCTTGCTGCGGTGCCGGGTGCTCCGCCAGAGCAGCAAGAGGTGTTCGCCACCCTGCTTCGCATGACCGAAGATCGCATCGAGTTCACCCAGTCGATCGCAGCTGACGACGACGACGGAGGTGACGACGACGACGATGGCACGCCGAAGGAAGGCGAAGGCGTCGGAGAGGCATGACCGATTCGCCTGCACAGCCGATCGATCGGAAGCTGCAGGCCGAAGCGCACGTGTACGAGGTTCCGTACAAGGCGTACGCGAACATGTCGCCGCGCGAGCGCGCCATGGCGAAAGCGCAGTGGACGCGGAAGCTCAAGGTCGAGGCCCGGAGAAGGGGCCTCGACCCGGAGGATTTCGTCGCGATGACCGAGGACGAGCGCCAGAACGCTCGTGAGCAGAACCCGGAGCGCGACGAGAAGGCAGCGGCGAAGAAGAAGCGGCCACGCCCGAAGCCGACGAGCATGGACGACTTGGTCGCCAAGCACGCAGGCGTTGAAGACGAGGACGAGGACATGCCAGCCCAGGTCAGCACAGCGGGAGACACGGTACCCCCCACGGAATCGGACGCTCGCCGGCGCTCGCAGATGACGATCGGTCCGATCAACGTCGTGGAGGACGAGGATCTCGTCGGAGTCGCACCGCCGAAGACCCTGCAGGACATTTACGCGCGGTGGCCCGTCGGCGACGGCCAGCATTACCTGCGCGTCGAGCGCGTTCAGCCGAAGGTCTGGGAGAAGATCGCGGTGGCTGGCTACCTGGGGGAGATCAGCAGCCCGATCAGCGAGGAAGAGTTCCAACGATACTTCGGGGGCAAGGAGTACCTGGTGACTCTGTACGGCCCCGATCCGAAAGGCCGTCGCGATCCGAATACCGACGAGCCGATCATCAAAGCGAAGACCGAGGCAATCAAGGTGACGGTGCCGATGCTGCCGCCCAACCTCCGAGTGCTCCCGGCCGCGAAGGCAACGAAGAAGGAGGAAGTGGCTGCCATGGCAGAGATCAATCCGTTTCAGACGCTCTTTGGGATGGGCGCCGGAGTTCCGGCGACGCCGGCGGAGGCGACGATGCATCGCACCTCCGTGGACTTCATGGAGAAGCTGCTCAAGCGCGGCGACGAAGAGAGTCGCGATCTACGACGCGAACTAGACAAGCGAGGCCAAATGTCCGGGGATGTACTCAAGGTGATCAGCGACAGCAGCCGACAAGCGGTGGACGCAGCCACGAAGGCCGCGGATTCGCGCGAGAGGGCGCTAGCGGAGCAGCTTGCGGAGGAGCGGGCTGAGCGGAGGCGTCTGGAGCAAAAGCTCGATGCCGTCGTTGAGAAAGGGAGGGGGGGCGACGACAACACGCTCAAAACGCTGCAGCTACTGAACCCAGCCGAGGCCACCCGGCAGGCGAACGAGGCAGCGCGAGAGGCACTCGCCGCTGCGAAGGAACGCCACGGCGAGGAGGTGAGGCACTTGCGCGAGACCCACCAGACCACGGTGCAGGCGCTCAAGGAATCGCATCAGAGCGAGATGAACCGCGAACACGCTCGTTATCGCGATCTGGAGGAGCACTATCGACGCAAGATCGACGACGTCGAGAAGCACGCGGAGAAGCGCGAGAAGGAACTCAAGGACGAGATCGATCGCGTGCGACGCGACGAGCGCGACGTGGCCGCGGAGCGCGTGCGAGAGACGGAGAAACGCTTCGAGGATCGCATCAGGGACATGAAGGAGCAGCACGATCGCGAGCTACGCATGAACGAACAGCACGCGACGACGCGCATCGAGACGCAAAAGACGACCCTGGACTTTCAGCGTCTGGCAGCTGAGGAGCGCGCACAGGCTGCCCGCGAAGAAGCGGAGCGACTGCGCCAGGAAGTGGACGACGCGAAGGACCCGATCAAGGTGAAAGAGAAGGCCGAGTCTCTCGCGGAGGCGTTCGGCTTCACGAAGGCGGACGAGAACGCGCCTCAGACGGCGACGGAGCGACTTGCATCTGGCGTCGGCATGGGTCTCGGCAAAGCGCTGGAAGGAATCCAGGACTGGCTCCCAAAGACGATGCGCGAGGTCGCGGAGATTCGCTCTGCAGCGAGGACGCCAGGGCTACCGCCTGGGATGCCACAGCCGAGGCAGCTGCCGACCGGGATGCCACCCGGCGCCCGTCAGCAGGGGTCGCAAGCACCTCAGCAGCGGCGCAGTCGTGCCGTCGCGTGGGCATCGAAGGCTGACGTGCCGATCGATGGGGCCCAGCCGCATATGCCAGCGAACGACGTGGGCTGGCAGCCGGCGGAGTCGGCGCCTCAACCGACCAATGGCGCTGGAGCGCCAGCGCAGGCACAGGCCGCGCCTCAAGCGCAACAGTCACCGCAGCAGCCCGCGCCTCCCGGCGCCGGCGCCGTCAACGTCGAGCTACAGAACCGGTTCGGCGCAGCTGGGATCACCGCGGAGTACATCCAGCAGTTCCGCGCCGAGGTCGAGCGCGCGGTCGAGACGGGGTTCTCCGCGACGGTGTTCGCCGAGCGGTTTGCGCAGGCGTACCCCGAGCCGAGCTTCCGGCTGGCCACTGGTTTCACCCCCCAAGACCTGTTCCACGTGGTCGAGGCCATGGGGGGCGCTGAGAGCCCTGTCCTGCGCCGCGATGGAAAAAAGTGGGTGGAATCACTGTGGCAGGCGCTCCAAGAGCAGCACGCTGGCGCGTCTCAGCCGCAAGTACCTGCGAACGCTTGAGTTAGTACCCCGGGCTCGGTAGAGTTCGGTCTGCGGAGCGCTTCCCGACGCCTGCGTCGGTACAGGTATGCCCGCAGCCCTCAGTTACGAACCACCGCACACGCTCGCTGGCTTCTCCGGTCACCCGGATACGCTGGCCGCCATGGTGCAGGTGGCCCACGGGCCGCGAGGCGAGCAAAGTATGCTCGTGCGCTCGATGCTCGAAGAGGTAGTGCGGTCGGTGCAGCCGAAGGACTACCTGGGCGAGATCCTGGCCGTGCGGTACTGGGTGACGGAGCGCGTGAGGTACGCGAACGATCCGATGCACGTCGAGATGGTCAAGGACCCGCAGCGTCTGTGCGAGGAGATCGCCGCGCGCGGACAGGCGGTCGGCGACTGCGACGACATCGCGACCCTGATCGGCACCATGTGCCTGCAGCTTGGTCGCGAGGCCGAGTACGTCGTCGTCGGGTTCGGGGGCGCTGGGTCGTACTCCCACGTCTTCGCCCGAGTGAAGGAGCCGAGGTCCGGCGAATGGATCGTGTGCGACCCGGTGGCGGGCACGGACGAGCGCGGGATGCTGGAGCGTGCGTCCACCTACTACACCGTCAGCCTGGACGAACCGGCCGGCGCGGGAATGAGCATGGGGATCTGAATGTCGAACCGAGTTTCACAGCTGGCCCCCCCGTACCCCGTCTACGCGCAGACGCCTCTGTTCGGTGGCGAGCTTCCCTCCATCGACGACCTGGGACCGCCCGACGTGCGGCCGACGTCTCTGATCAATCCATCGTACTCGCTCTACAAGGGAGCGTGGGGCCGCAACATCGCGGGACTAGGAGCCAACGACATGAACGACGTGCCGAGCGCCGACGAAGGCATTCGCGACTACCCGAACGAACTCAACCTTCTCGCTGCGGCTGACGACGTGCAGGGCAACGGGATCTTCGATCCGGATGGATCGCACGGCAACGTGCACCCGGACGAGGGCGTCTTCGCGGATCACGAGTCGCTGCCAGGCTACATCGTCCGCGATCGGTTCTACCAACCGAGCCAGGTGATCGACGGCACCACAGGTCAGCCGATCATGTACGTGCCGGCCGGCGCCGTCGCCATCGACGCCGCGCAGCGCGACGCGCTGGAGATGCGCCGGAACCTCTGGGAGCTTCCTCCCGAGTACAACCCGAATCCGGTGACTGGGCCAGGCTTCGCCAGCACGTGGATCCCGAGCGAGTATGCGTACCCGGTGTCGGGGATGGGGCAGACGAACGGCGGCGCGACCGGTGGCCAGAAGCTGTTCGGCGCCGCGGTGGTCGGCGTCGCCCTGGGACTGTTCGCAGCAACGGTGATGGGAAAGTAGAAGATGCGCTTCGAGTTCGAGCAGCGAGTCGCGCCTGTCGGCGCCATGCGGGACGGTCTGGGAATCATCGAGGGGGATGGCACCGTCGCCGTGGTGCTGTTCTATGCGGCTATAGGAGCGATTGCACTGGGACCAACCATCATCGGCGCCGTAGTGGGACGTTCTTTTGCCAAAAGGACTGGTCGCCGCGTTGGGGTTTGGACCGCTGGCGGTGCCGCAGCCGGCACGGCGGCCTTGGCTATTGCAGTTTTGAGGGACACATGAACCAGCAGAGCATCCTCCCGCAATTCGACGTCTTCGCGAATCCGCCGGCTCAGACGATGCCGATGGTCGGGCGTCCTCCGAAGGCCGGCCAGTACATGCCTGGAGAAGTTTCGCCACGGGGCCCGAGCGGCTTCGGGCTGGGCATCGTCTCGCCGACCCTCGCGCTGGTCTCCCCGGTCGCGGCGGCGGCTCAAGCGATGCGCCAGCAGCAGCAGCAGGCGCGAATGCAGGGCATGGGACAGACCGGGGGCCTCCTCGGAGGGATGCTCATCTGGGTCCTGCTCCTCGGCGCCGGCGGCTGGCTCTCGTACCAGGCCGGCGAGGCGATGGCTCCGAGTCCGAGCGACGCGAAGAAGTGGGGCTGGATCGGCGTACCTGTCGGGCTCCTCACTGGGACCCTCGGCCTCGGCATCATGGGCTGGGTCTCCCAGCGGAAGGGCTGAGTCCAGCGCTGATGGCCTTCATCGACCAAGCCCCAACGCTTCCGGAGCACATGCCGTCGCAGGCGCCCGAGATGCGGTACACGCACCTCGACCCGTGGGGCCGGGATGCGCTGTGGGGCACTCCGCCCGCTCCATCGCAGCGCGCCGTGGGTGCCACAGGCACAGGAGCCGGCGTCGGCACGCTGCTGCTGCTCGGCCTCGTGGCCGGTGGCGGCTACCTGCTTTGGCGCTCCTCGCAGGAGGACGAGGACGAGGAGGAGGAGGAGGAGGCGGCCTTCATCGTCGAGATGTACCTCGACGAAGACGACAAGCGCTACGCCGGTGGCGCGTGGGATCCTCGGTACGAGCGTCACTTCGACCGGCGCTCTGACGCCGAGATGTACCGCGAGCAGCAGGAGCCCTACTTCGACAGGATCGTAATCCGAGAGGTGAGCCCATGAGCATGAACACCTACGACGGCCCGTACCCGGCCGGCGTGCCGAACCCGTTCGGCGTCCGAGTCCACGCCTATCCGACGCGGTACCACGGCCCCGTCTACACGCGACCGATGCACTCGCTCGACTGGATGGATCGTCCGTACGACTTCGGCGTGTCGTCTGGGACCGCTGGGCTCGGGGACGTCTGGCAGAACGGGGCGCCACCCTCGATGGAAGGTGACCCGGCAGCACCCGGCGGATGCGCGGTGCTCGGGCCTAACTTCAAGGGCTACGTCTACGATCCGGTGCAGGGCAAGTGCGTGCCGCCGGCTGAGCCCCGCAACGCGGCCGACTGCAACGCGGCGTTCCCCGTTCCGGTCTCGGTCGAAAGCGCCGAGGACTTCGCCGCGTACATGCAAAACGAGGCGTGCCAGGAGCGCGTGAAGCAGGCGAAGGACGGTCGGCGTTGGCTGATCGGTCTGAGCGTGGTGTTCGTTGCGGGCTTTTGGCTCGGAAGGAAGGCGTAGCGCATGTACTGGAACAACGGGCATGTCATCGGCGCGGCCACCGGTGCGGGCTTCTACGAGCCGGAGCCGATCGATGGGCTCGGGCTGCTGGGCCTGGGCGCCATCTACGCCGGCGTCTACAACGCGGAGGTGCTCGGCGCGCAGCAGGTGCTGAACGCCTTGCATGCCGCGTTGAACTACGCGCCGTTGCAGGAAGACGGGAAGCTCGGCAAGGCGACGTGCGGAGCCCTCCAGTTCTGGTTCACGCAGGCGCCGGCCGAACTCGTGCAACTAGCCACGACCGAGGCACAGGCGGTCGTGGCCTACATGCAGGCGCACCCAGCGGTGGGAACGGTGTGCGATCAGCAAGTGGTGAAACCATGGACGATGCCGACGGCATCGGGGCCCCCGCCACAGGCGCCTCCGCAGTACACGGAGGAGCAGATCGCGTACCTTTGCACCGCCGCGGCACAGCAGGACGGTCTTGTGGCCGCTTGCCAGAACCCAGACTGCTACATGCGGAACCAGGCGAACTGCGACGCCGCGATGTACCCCCCCGAGACCCCGTCCGGCTACACGCCGCAGCAGATCGCCTATCTGTGTCAGGTGAACGCGCAGCAGCATGGCGTTCTGCCGACGTGTGACATCCCGGAGTGCTACGCACTCAGCAAGGAACTCTGCGATCGAAAGCGCTCCGAGGCGGCGGCCGCTCCGCAATACACGCCGGAGCAGATTCAGTACCTGTGCATGGCGAAGATCGCGCAGGACGGCACCCTTTCAGCATGCGATGTCCCCGAATGCTACGCGCTGAACCCGTCCGGATGCGAGGAGCTTCGCGCGGAAGCTCCTCGGTGCTTCGCGATGATGGCATCGCAAGGCGTCCTTGGAACGTGCGGGGATCCGAAGTGCTACCTGCTCAACCCGGCGGGATGTGATGCCGCAGCTGCTCAGGCCGCCCAGGCGCCGCCTCCGCCACCCCCGTCCACCCCCGGCATGACGCCGATGCCCGAATCCAACGCCTGCTTCATCCACTCGGACGGCCTGGAGACATGCGACTGCTACGTCCGTCCAGGCGACAGGGGCCCCCACATTCGTCACTTCCAGGAAGCCATCAACGTGGCGCTCCAGGCGGCAGGCTACGCTCCGATCGCCGTGACCGGCGTGTGGGATGCCGCAACGTGCGGCGCCCAGTACACGCTCGGCGGCAGCTTCCGCTACGACGTCGACGCGAACCAGTGGTGCGACGGGCAAGATTTCATCTTTCCAGGGGACTGCCCGCAGGTCACGATGCCGACGCGCGTGACCGCCCCGACGCTGGAGCCAGCTGCTCCCACCGGCACCAAGAGAAAGATGAGCACCGCCGCCATCGTCGGCATCGGTGGGCTTCTGGCCGCTGCTATCGGCGGCGGCGTGTACTACGCGAAAACGAAAGCAGCAGGTGGAATGTGAACATCCTCGGATTGGCAGTACGAACGCGAGGGGGCGTCTTCGGCCCCGGTGGCTACGGCGGCGGAATCTTCGACGGCTCTGGCATGGGCTTCGGTGGACTGGGCCAGTACGAGCAGGCGGCAGCCGGCGTGCGAGGGATCGGTGATGACTTCGACGACTGGCTCGCAGAGCAGCAAACGGCGAGCGGTCCAGCCTACACGAGCGGCGGCGCCGCCGTGATCACGGGCCCCGGCGCTCCAACCAACACGCCGACCACCACGAGCGCTGTGGCCACCTACCCGTGGAACACGTACTCGTCAGCCACCTACTCGCTGCAGGGTCAGGTCAACGGCTACCTGTCGACTTTCAACAAGCAGCCCATCACGCAGGACGGGTACCTGGGCCCGGAAACCTGCGGAGCGATCGACTTTCTCAAGGCGCAGGGCGTCTCGATCCTCAAGCCGAGCACCTGCCAGCAGTCATCCTACAATCCCGCCCTCGTGTACGGGACCCCGGACGAGACCGCGCCGACCACGATCATCGCCACCCAGGCGTCGACAACGAGCGCCACGACGTCATCGGCGCCTCCCGGTTTTGAGACGCCTACCTCGTCGCCGACCTCACGCGCAGGAATGTCTCCGGGCCTGATCGGCCTCGGCATCGCCGCCGTCGTGGGCGTCGGTATTTTCGCCATGAGCCGCAAGAAGAAGGCGGCGTAGGATATACTGGAGGACGCCATGGAAACCGTCGAATGGGGCAGCCACCGATACGTCGACCTGAGCGACCTGAATGCCCGCTGGGATCAGGACTTTCCGGGCGGCTACAACCCGATCTACGCTTCGCCCATCCACGGGCTCGGAACGAGCAACGGGGCGCTCTCCGGCAACTCGCTTGGCATCGTCTCGCGTGGCATGGGTCAGGACCCAAGCTACCCATGGAAGCAGTACAGCGCCGACACCAAGGCGCTGCAGGACGAGACGAACATCGCGCTCACCAAGGGAGGCTACGCGCCGATCGAAGCCGACGGCGTGCTCGGCCCATCGACCTGTGGCGCGGTGAAAGAGATGATCGGAGAGGCTCCCGCGACGTGCCAGTCCTTCACCGAGCCGATGAAGCTCTCGATCGCGCGACCCACGCGGCGCATGAGCCTCGGCGGCGGTAACGCGCTGGTCTACGGCGGAGCCATCGCGCTCGTGGCGGTGGGCGCGGCGCTCATCATGAAGGGCAAGAAGAAGTAGCCGATGCCTAGCCGCGTCGAAATGGTTCAGAGCCGTCTCGGCGTTCCGTTGAGCGGCGAGTGGGACGCCGTGACCGACGGAGCCGTGCTCGCGTACCAGCGCGCTGGGATGGGTTCGTCGTCGACGGTTGCCCACGGCCACAACGATGCCGCGACGATGGTGAACCTCGGCTACTACACGCCGGCGGAGATATTCCCGGCGCGGTGGGCTTCGTACATCGAGGGAGGCGAGCGTCCGAGCGCGTTCGGACGGGATCTGTCGACGGCCGTGAACCAGGTGCCACGCTGGGCCTGGATGGTGATGGCTGGGACCTTCGGCGTCTTCGCCTACATGTCGTGGCGCGGCGAGAAGAAGCGGGGTGCGGCGTGACCTATCACGGCAACGCTGGGCTCGGGGCAATGACCGGCGACGGCTGGAACGAACCTGAATACTCGGAGTACCGCGAGAACATGCTCGCGTTGAACGAATACATGGTCAACGCCTGCGGCTCTCCACCGCGATGCAATAGCGCTACGGCGACTGCGCTTCGCGACGAGTGGATCGAGTGGTACGACTCGCTTGGCTACGTCGACTACTACTACGACTGTGCCAGCTTGCCGTGTGTCCACTGGGACGAGGCGCGCATGATACGCGACGAGTTCCAGCGAGCGAACGCTGCGACGCCCGAAGAGTTGGAGCAGGTGATCTATGTGCAGGAAACTGGCATGACTACCGAGGAGATGATGGGGCAACCGTCGCGGAAGACCTCGGAGGGAACCTACGGGGACACCCCGAAGGAACCGCCTCTTGTGCCACCAAAGCACCTGCTTTTGGGAGCGGCGCTGTTCGCCGGCGGAGCGTACATCCACTTCGCGTTTCTGCGCCCTTTCTCGAAGGCGTCGAAGCGTGTGGCAGAGAGGATCGCGTGACGTGGGTACGAGGTACTCGCGCTGGGATCCAGCAACCGGGGCGTGGTCGTACTTCGACGCTGCCGAGCCGTCGCCGAACCTGAACGACGATCTGCCGACACCGGATCTCGTGCCGGCGTCACGCATCGGAGTGCCATCCATCGAAGCGGGGCGCCCGATTCCGTTCGGTGCCACGTACGCCGGGGATGGCGAGTTCGCTCAGGGACTGGTCGCCCCGGTCGACAGCACGCGGCTCGTCGCGAGGACCGGGCCGCTCGGTGGAGTAGGGCTCAGCGTCGACTGGCGCTCCCTGCTGCTGGGCAGCCTCCTCGGTGGCCTCATCGTCTGGTACTACCGAAAGGCAGCATGATGGGGCGCGTGCGCGTAGTCGACACCAAGGCGGAGGCCGAGAAGACGTTCAAGGTCTTTCACGATCGGCGCTTTCGCCAGGAGATCCCGATGACCTTCGGCTGGCCTGCCGAGATGCAGGAGGTCGGCGAGGGCAAAGCGGAGATGTACCGCTCCAACAAGTGGCAGAAGAACCTCGCGGACTACGACGAGTACAAGCACGTCGTCGAGGGGACGCGCACCGTCTACATGGTGTTAGGGTTTCTGCGCGAGTGGGGGAATCCACGGCGTTCCATCGAGCTATGCGGACCGATGGTGTCGTTCGAGGAGCCGATGCCGAAGCACTTCGCTCGTCTCGGTCCGCTGCTCGGGCTGCAGGTGCGTCTCTACCGCTGCGACGATGAGGAGCACTATCTCCCGAAGGGCGACGGGGCTGACGGCAACCTGTTCGAGATCACCGTCGCGCGAGCGTATCTCGGCGGGGCGGCACATCCGCAGACGGGCGAGAAGTTTCTGTTCGTCTACGACGCTCGCGGTGTGCACGTCGTGCTGACCGGCGGTGAGCTTGGCATCGAGGAGGACGGGGTCGTCGGATGACACGCTTTCACCGCAGCGGTCCGCTCTACGTGCCGAGCGGAATGGGCAAGCTGACGCTCGCCGTGCAGGGGGTCAGCCCAACGGTTCCAATGCCCACGTACGTGCCCACCAGCCAGGAGGAACTATCGGGATGGATCGACGAGCAGACCGACGTCTGGAGTCGTCCCGAGGTGCAAGGCATGATCAGGGACACGCAGGGACAGCTGCAAGAGGCCGTCAACAAGGAGATCCCGTACAGCGACCAGCTAACGGTGGACCCCGACACATCCTATACGCAGATGCTCGCGCATGTGGCCGTGCACGGCTATCCGACCACGCCGGACGAGGCCGTCGATATGGCGTGGGCGTACCTCGATCAGCAGGGACAGCAGATGGGTTTTCACCCGGCGCTACTGAATGCCGTCGGGTTCATCAAAGATTGGCCTGACACGCCGGAGGAGGCGGCGGATCGGCTCAAGGACGTCGCGATCAACATTGGGCAGCAGTACGGGCTTCCGATCCCGACGGACATGAGCGCGAAGTCGATGGTGGCCGCCAGCGCCTGCGCCGTCATGACGACCGCTGGCATCCCAGGTGTCGGAGTCGTAACCACGACGATCTCGGCGCTCTGGGACGGAAAGCTCGACGAAGACGAGATAAAGGGCATCGTCACCGCTGTCGGCGCCGCGGTCGGCGCGGCGATCGGCCAATACTTCGGGATTCCCGCGCCGGTTGGTGCCTTCGTAGGTGGCCTGGTGACCGGCGTCATCTACGACTGGCTGGGCTTCGGTGAGTCCGCTGATGAACTGCGCGGCAAAGCATGGAACGCGATGCTCAAGGCCAAGGCGGCGATGGAGGCGCAGTGCCTCCAGATGGCCACGGAGGCGTGGGACGCCTACAATGCGTACTGGAACGAACTGATCACGAATCTGCAGGGCATTCTGAACGAGCAGGCTCCGTACATGGGCGACGGGCTGCGGTACTTCGGTGACGTCGGCCTGATCGCGCTACCGAAGGACATCAAGATGCCGTTCGGAAAAAAGTCACTGCACTACTTCGAGCCGGTACCGTTTCCGGTAGCGCGCGGCTGCGAGGTGGAGTCCGGGTGCCTGTACTACGACGAGCCGAACCCAGCTGGAGCATGGATTCGGATTCCAGGCGCTTCGCCGAAGACGCGCGACACGGCGCCAAACGTGACCAAAACCGGCCACCCAGCCCGTGGGTCATGGCACGTCTCGTCGCAGGGGACGTACCTATCCGCCTACTTGGCGCTCGCGTTTTGGAACGCGCGTCGCTTCGTCACGCCGTTTCACGGGATGTTGGAATACTTCGGAATCGCCGACGGCAATTGGCTCGGCGACGGGGCGACCAAGTGCTGGTCGGGCGGTCGCACGTCAGGGAGCTACGTGCAGTGCTGGTTTGACACACCGCACACGGACAGGGAGTACCTGCAGTACCTATCGCGAGTCCGGAGCGCACTGCGGCCCGAGGATCTGGAGATGTGCAAGGTTCCGGAGTGGAGCCAGTACATGATCCGGTCGCTCGATCAGGCCGGTCCGGCGCAGGGGCTCGTTTCGCGAAACATCAACCAGACGGTCGCTGCACTTGCTGCGGAGCAAAACGTCCAGGCACAGAGGGCTGCGATTGCCGCCAGCGCTTTCCAGGATTCCGAAGCCAGCGCTCTCCAGTATTATGGAGAGGGATTCGCGAGCGCCGCAGAGACATACGTTTCGCAGCAGCAGATCGCGCGCGTGATGACGGCACAGGTCGCCCAGGCTCGCCGCGATCTGTTGCGTGAGCGACGTGCCAAGGCCAGCATGGAAGCGCAGCTTAACGCCGGCTTGTTCATGAGTGGCGTCGGAGCCTTGGCAGGCTGGGCAGCCGCTGAGATACTGGGGAGGCGATGAATCTCGCTGGATACATCGGCCTTGGGCTTCTGGTCACCACGGCGGTCTTGATCGCGCGGGGGCGCAGATGATCGCGCTGGGCTACGACCCAAACTCGGTGGAGGACTCCTTCACGATGTTTCCGCCGGAAGCGGTGGAGCAGATGGAGTCGTCTTATGCAGCGCAGCAGCCAGCGGCTGCCCCTCCGCCGGATCAGCTGACTCCCGCGCAGATTGCGTACCTCTGCACAGTCGTGCGGCAGGAGCAGGGGATCGTGGCGGAGTGCCAGAACCCAGCCTGCTACGGGCTGAACCCTGGAGGATGCAACGAGGTCTTCGCCGCGCAGAACGCGACGATGGGCCCCGAGCTACAGGCGTGGGTGATCCTCACTGGCGAGTTGGGGCTTGCCCCCTCTGCATCGGTAGCGGATGTCGACGCAGCGTTGATCGCGCGCGGGGTTTCACCCGACGACGTGGGCGATTGGCTGCCCGCGTGCAACTACGACGTCAACTGCTTCCGGCAGACGCTGAACCAGGAGATGTACCAGGCGCAGCAGCGCGGCGGCGACGTCAAAACGGCGAAGATCGGTGCGGTGCTCGGGCTCGTTGTCGTTGTGGTCGCTGGTGCAGTCGCTATTCGGGGGATGCGATGAACACGATCGCTGCGCCGCGACCAGCGCTGACGCAGGACCAGCGCAACCTGCTGTACGCCTCCGTGATCGTCGATCTCACTGGGGTAGATCGCAAAGACATCGAGGGACGTCCTGCGAACGAGTCGTTTCTGATCTTGCTCAAGGCGTCCGAGGAGCGCGGCGTGACGCTGGACGATTGGCAAGCGTGGTCGGCGCAGTGCGACGCGGCGGACGACCCCGAGAAGTGCTTTCGAGGACTGGCGAAGCCGGCGTACCAAGGACCCCCGAGCCTCGGGCGTTCCATGGCAATCGCAGGGATTTTTTGGTTCGTTGTAGGTTTCGGTGCGACCGTCCTGGTGCGCCGCCGGCGCGCAGCATAGGCTTCACGGGCCTCGGTTCCGGTGCGGCTTGCCCCCCAGGCCCCGGAATCGGGGCTTCCACTTGCGATCTTTCCGTGTTGACCGTGGCATGTGCCACGGGTAGTCTCCGGATTGTATCGGCAACGCTGCGGCGGCTTCCCGACAGCCCCAGTGCCTCGCCTGACAGCAGAGGTACGTCCAAATTGGCAGGTCAGAAGTCTTACGGGAGAGCGTTTCCCATCAGAGAAGCAGACGTCGGGTCGTACCGCATGGTCGATCGTCCCGGCGCCGGCCGTCGCGTCACGCCGAACCCGATCGGCGTCACCGCGCTGACGACGGTCAACGGACGCGGCGCTCGGTCCGCTCGGAGCGCTGCCACGAACCGCTCGCACGGTGAGCAGCTGAATCGCGCCCGAGGGATGATGGCCAACGCTGGCCAGCACCGCGCGGCGTTCGTGAAAAAGATGCGCAGCAACGGAGCGCCGGCGGGACAACAGCGCCGCGCCGGGCAGCGACTTGCCGCCTACCGAGCCGCGCGTGGACGCGGGCTCGCCGAGAACACTGCCGCCCGCGCTGCGGTGCGGGAGGTTCCGTTCACCCAGAACGAGCGACGAGGCGGCGCCAGCTTCAAGGGCGTCCGGCAGCGTCCCAACAGAAAGGGCAAGACCAAGGTGGCTACTGCAGCACGAAACCGACGCACGACGGCCAACAAGCGCCGCGCGACCCCGAACCGACGCAAGCGGACCGCCACGGCCACGCCGAACCGGAGGACGGCCAAGGCCGCCGCGAAGAAGCCCAAGGAGGCCGCCGCGAAGAAGCCCAAGAAGGCCGCCGCGAAGAAGCCCAAGAAGGCCGCCGCGAAGAAGCCCAAGCGCGACCGCGAAGCGGAGAAGTCTCGCCGGGAAGCGAAGCGCGGATTCGGTGGCATCGCGGAGGCGGCGAAGGCGCAGAA